TCCCGCACCTATTTACACGGATCTTAAAACCTTCCCAGCGCACCTCTTTCGAGACCGCATTGAGCTCATCACTGGCGGTTATCCGTGCCAGCCGTTTTCCGCTGCCGGCAAGCGACTTGGTTCAGATGACCCCAGGCACCTGTGGCCCTTTATCCGGAAGCACATCGAAGCAATACGACCTGCTCGATGCTTCTTTGAAAATGTCGAAGGACACATCTCGCTTGGACTCTCCACAGTCATCAGCGACTTGGAAGAAGATGGTTATCTCACAACGTGGGGAATATTCAGTGCGCGTGAAGTCGGCGCTCCTCACCAACGAAAAAGAGTCTACATTTTGGCCGACAGTAACAACGGACAGCGCGAGCTCAAGGACCAAGAAATACGCGCAAGGAGGGACTCCGCTGTCGATGGCGGTAAATACTTGGCCGACACAAGAAACCTTTCCAACCCCTGGAACAACGGAACATCGATCAGATACGTTAAATCTAAGACACAGGGTCAAACAACACCAGCAGTTAATGCTGTGTCACCATGTTCGACTTTATCCGACACCATCAGCGCGCGATTGGAAAGACAGCCCAGGAATGGCAAAGACTGCGATCAATCCAGATGGATCGGAGAGAAAGCGAAACGATCAACTGGTAAGAGCAGTTTACGCAACAGAGAACCCCATCAGTGGTCACCTGAACCCAGATTGGGTGGAGCAGCTAATGGGTCTAACCATAGGATCGACAGACTTAGGCTCTTGGGGAACGGAGTTGTCCCACAAGTAGCTACAAAGGCTTTCGTCACTTTATTTACTAGGTTATATGAATGAATATAAAATAACCATACGGAGAGACGACATCCCAGCTAACAATCTACAGGAATCTGACAAGTGGGCTAATGATGAAAATCAAGCCCTAGCTTATATTTTTAAAAACAGATTGAGAAAAGACGGGATCGGAACTCTAAGAAAAGGTGGATGTGCAAAATTAATATCAATAAAAAGGATAAAATGAAAAAAGAAATAAATGTAAACAGGGGAGAGTTTTTTCTCCACAAGGGAAGGATGCTTCGATTCAAAGGAACTAAGAGACTATCGGATAGAATGAATTATTCGTTTGAAGACTGGAGATTTGCGGGCGGTATGGTCTTGTCTATATTTCACAGCGAAGAGGACGAGAAGAAAGCGTTTGATAAAATAGTTGATTGGGGTCAGAAAAAAATGCTTGATAATAACCGACGCTTGGATAAAAAAAAGGAAATCCTTAATATAATGTCTAACCCAATAACCTGCCCTGCGATTATTGATGGATGGGAGAAAGCCAAAAAAGAACAAGACCAAGAGGTATATAAATTCTATGAAAGGAATCCACAAATAAATGATTAATAACGATTACGACGCAATCGGCAGAAATTCTATAAGTAGCTTTATGACTTGGGCAGCAGACAGAATAGAGAGGGAATTTTTGGAGAACGAGAAGGTGGCGAGAGAATCCGGGGGCATAGATTTTATGCCTTCAGCCAAAAACGTCCAAGGCAGAAGGGTGGTCACCAAGGAAAAGTTACATATTATCAAATCAATCGAAGAGATGAGAGAGAAGGGCTACACGGTAAAGTATGGTTGTGAGCAGATGGGAATACACTCCTGCACCTTTAGCAGGTGGAAGGCTCTGTTAAAGGAGGAGGGTCTTCTTTGAAATATATACCATATACCAAGATTGCAAAGTTCCGTAAGGAGAACAAGCCAGACCAATGCCCCATTTTTGAATGCTCGCTAGAAGATGCCGTTCTGGATCACAACCACGATACTGGGATGGTTCGAGGAGTGCTTCATAGGCAATCTAATTCCTGGCTGGGAAAGATAGAAAACTCTTGGAAAAGATTTGGGTCTTGTGCCTCGGTCGATCTTTCATCTGCCTTGAAGAACGTATGTGCATATATAGACAAAGGAGATATGGATTATCTGCACCCTAGGGGTCTTAGGCAAATAATTTCACGGTTTAATAGATCGAGTAAAGAAGAGCAGGTAAACATACTCAAAAAAAATAAATGCTCCGAAATGCAAATTAGTTCTTGCAACAGCACTTCCGATAGGTCTTTGTTGTATCGAACCTCTTTAATCAAGAGAAAGTATAAATAATTATGGACAAGCCAAAAAAGACAGTAACAAAAAAGTTGACTATACGTCACAAAATGCAGGGGATACAATCCTCTTTGAAAGCTCCTAAGGGGCAGACTAATAACTTCGGTAACTACAACTATCGATCTGCAGAAGGTATACTATCAGCACTAAAGCCTTTATTGGGCGAGTGGTGCTGTATTCTTGTCAGCCAAGACCAGATGGTAGAGATGGGCGGTAGGGTATATGTGCAGACAACATCCACCTTGACTGATGTGGATACGGGTGATTTCATTTCCACGACCGGGCTTGCCAAGGAAGCGGAAAACAAGAAAGGTATGGATGATGCTCAGATTACTGGTAGTGCCGCATCCTACAGCTTGAAGCGAGCATTAGGCAATCTCTTCTGCATTTCAGATTCTTCGTTAGACCCAGATGCAACTAATACGCACGGAAAGTCCAACGCAACCAAAACAACAACTCGGAGAGTTCAACAACTCGACGACATCATATAATACTAACTATGGCTCAATACGATGATACAAACTCGTTTGCCTTGTTTCCGAACAAGAACAAACAGAACGAAGGTCAACCAGACGTAACTGGCAAAATCAACATCGATGGCGTTGAAAAACGCTTGGCAGGTTGGAAGAAGCAGTCCAAGACTGGAGTGAGCTTCATTAGCGGAAAGGTGTCCGACTTCCAAGAGAAGAAGGAACAACCTAAGGCTGCCGTTGAAGCGGACGACGTAATGCCGTTCTAATTAACTTAGCCCCTCAGAGATGGGGGGCTATTTTTTATAGTTAAACTAAAAGGATGAACAAAAGGAAAAAGGATGAGCAACAAGGACGTTTTACAGCCGCACGACATTGAGTCAGAGCGAGTTATTATAGCATCTTGCCTTACGGATGGGCAAGATACATTTGATAGAATTTCAGCCGTAATCAGTAAGGAAGATTTTTACGATACGGCTTGCAAGATACTATATGAAGCAATCATAGAGCTTGCCAACGAGAGTAAGCCTCTAGACGAAATAACGGCTTATGACAAGGTAAGGGAAAACAACAAGGAAAACGCTATAGGCGGTTTACCCGGACTCTACGCTACTATGCACTACGCACAGTCATATCCTGTAGCTATGGCTGCATCTGAGATTGTCAAAGAGAGGTCACAGGCTAGAGACATCCTTAAAGCGTCTAGATTAGCCATAGAATCCATTTTGACTGGAGTCAAGGCAGATGTGGTGTGCAGCGACATAGACAGCCATATACGCAAGATAAGCGACAGCAATGACAAGTCAGTAAACGTCAAGCAAGCCTCTACTGATCTAAAAAACAAGCTCACCCAGATGGATAGGGGTGAATACGTCTTTGACACTCTAAGCACTGGCATCGATCATCTGGACGCAAAGCTGGATGAAGGTGGTATCGGCAACGGGGAAGTATTTGTTATATCGGCTCCAACGTCTTGCGGAAAGAGCCAACTGGCTCTTAATATCGTTTTAAGATCCGCTGTTATGGATAACAAGCCAATAGGCATATTTAGCTTTGAGATGCCTACAGAGCAACTGACTAAAAGAATCCTGCAAACTGCCAGTGCTGTAAATCTCAGGAGGTTTAGGGATCAGGTGGTGACGCAACAGGAAAGGGATCAAGTTTATAAGGTTCTAGAGAAGGTCGAGCAAGCTCCTATCTATGTAGAAAATTACGTGCGTGGCATTGGCGATTTGCGCTCCAAGGCTAGGGCAATGAAAAGGAAGCACGGGATAAAAGCCTTAGTCATTGACTACCTGCAACTTATACCATATGATACAAAGATGTCCAAGAATGACGGGATTGCTTACATCTCGCACGGCATTAAGCAGCTTGCCATAGAGCTTAATATACCCATTATTCTCCTTGCTCAAGTTAATCGTGAAGGCGCTAGGCGTGACAGTGGTCTTAACATCCACGACCTAAAAGATTCTGGAGATATCGAGAATGATGCGGATGTCATCTTGCTAATGTGGGCAAAGGGTGGAGACTTAAATGAGTGCAAGGTGTTTGACGCTGAATATCCTTACATAGAACTAAATTACAAAATAGCTAAAAACCGGGAGGGTGAGCGTGACCTAACTGGCAAATTCAAATTCATCAACAATATAGGAAGATTCCAATAAATGACCGAAATCGTAAGACAAGTAATTAACGCTAGAAGCGAAAAAATATTAACTGCTGGATTAGATGCTATGGCTAAGTGCTGCGATGCACTTACTGAGCAAAATAAACAGCTTAACCTTGACATAGGTGGGCTGAAAACTAAGATTCGTAATCTAGAGATTAGACTTTTGGCTAACCAAGAGGAGAGGGAATAAAAGTATAGGGTTAGAAGTTTTTCGTCCTTTCTTCTTTCCCATTACACTTCCCGCCTTTTGGTTAGCCCCTTTTTCTCCAAGTGGGCGTAGCTCAGTTGGATAGAGCATCGGTTTTCTAAACCGAGGGTCCTGGGTTCGAGTCCCAGCTCCCATACCAATAGCATTACGAGTAAACAATCATTAAAGGGTAGCCTCAAAAGGGTTACCCTTTTTTGCGTTTACTTGAGTAGACCAGAGGCTTCTACTTCTGCGTCCGAAGCCAATTCGCTCATTCTGCCAATTAACCTTGGGTCTTCTGAAGCCATTTGTGTAAATAACTGGAACGCATTGTCTGAGCTATAAATGGCTGGCAACATAGATAACGTAAAGTCACTAGGTCTTCCAGCATTAACAAAATTAACATAATTCTCATTGGCTAAAGCTATACCCAAAAACTTGTTGATTGGGACATCTAGATTTACACCAAGTATTACCCTAGGCATTACTTTGCTTGCGGCTGATCCGCCTCTAGCAATGAATTGACCTTGGTTTGCTTTAAGCAGTCCAGTAGTATAAATCTGATTTTCCCTGCCAACCCGGTCTAGTATTGTAGCAATATCCAATACATCCTGTAGCCCGTCTTCGCCTAATATTTTTAAGGCTACCTCACGAGGAGTAGATTTACTTTTTCTTAAATCTTCAAATATCTTAGCATCTATATCTGGCAATTTAGAACCACCAAACATTTCTCCCGTTCTCGACCCGGACCCTAAAGATGCTCCATCAAATATCCTTGCTCTTACCGACGCTCTAATGGCTTCCCTCGCAGGTTCGTCAAGAACGCTCATAAACTGTTCAACGTCCGCAGCACTTTTAAGACTTAGTAGTGCGTTTACCATACTGTTCGTATTGTCCGTACTCAGATCGAAGCCCTTTTTCAATAGATCGAAAGCTTCATTTTTTCCTATTGCCTTTACTCTAAGGGATAGACTTGCTTCATCATTTAGTTTTCCTAAAATAATCGACTTTTCCGCAGGGGTCATTATTTCAGGACCTGATTCCAACAATTTCTTTAAAGTACTTGGGGTAACGCTTCCACCAATATTCATTCCCAGTAAATCTTTTGAATATTTACCCGAGTAAACATTAGCAATTTTTTGTAACCTTTTTATTGTTTGCTTGTCAAAAAACTCATCAACCAAGTCATTGTTTTTTAATATGTCTTTTAATTTTGGTAAACTAATTAATGAGTCCCCTTGGTTTTCAGCTGCATTAAAAATTAAATCAATTGCAGAGTTTCTTATGGTTTGCGAAAATTCTTCTGGGTCTGGGGCGGCATTTCTAAGAGCAACTAAACCCTGAACCTGACCCTTTCTTGGTCTTAACAGGGCTTCGCTTATTTCGTTTGGGCTTAATTTTGTCTTAGTATTACCTAAAATACTCTGAAGGTTTCTATCTTCTAATAATGGAAGGCTTTTCTCTTTCCAGAGTTTGTTAGCATCTTTCAAAACATTAAAGGCATCCGAGTCGGCATCCTTTGCCATACCCTCAAGAAGTCCGTCTAGACCATCAATCATACTTCTTAGTTGTTTCTTGGCTAGGTAATCTCCTCTGGCAGCTTGACCATATACCTGGTTTAATTGCTTTTTGGCGTTTACCAAATTTCTAAATGTCAGTTTTAACGGCTCTCCTGGGTCGGTCACTTCTGCTATACCCTCCAACAAAGGCATAAAGGTCATTTGATCTCCTTCCTGGAAAAGTGCCTTGTAGTCTTCAAACTCAGCTATTTGTTTTAATCTAGCCCTCGCTTGCTTACTTAAATCTTTAGCCTTGCTTAATTGTATCAAGACATTTTTTGGAATAAATGATCTAATAATTTGATCATTGGCTCCTCCGGGTAATTCCTTTACCAGAGCGTCCATATTAATGATGCGTCTAGCGGCAGATAGCATATCAATACCATCTATGTCATCACCCATAGATAGAGCTTCATCGTAGAGAGAATCTACCTGTGCCTTGTTTGTCCTGAATATATTTAAAACATTGACTTGCAAGTCTTCGCCCAATTCTTTGGATGTCTTGCGCTGCAAGGTTGGAAGTACGTTTTCAGCCAAATTGTCAAAATACTTAGATGTGGCTTTTGCCGCCATATCAAAAGATTCATCTCCAAGGTCTAAAGCTGCTTTAGATAAAGCCTTAAAATTGTCTTCTCCTATTCTTGCTATTTGTTCAAAGGGAACCTCTTCTCCTTTTACTACCTTAATTATGGTTGAAAGGGCATCGTTGAATGCCATTCTGCCTTGTACCAGAGGAGCCTGCATATCGTCAGACACACCAGTAACCCTCAGAGCATCAACAACCTCCCCCTCTCGTATAGTTGCATCTGAACCTGCTCGCATTGATGGAGTAGCTTTTTGGGCTATATCTACGCCCGTTCTTTGCTCCATTCTCTGCAGAACTTCCAAGAAGTCTTCGTATGTAACATCAGTTCCTCTAACTCCAGGAGCAGTAAATGCCTTTGCAACTAGGGTAAACGGTTTTGAAAATCCGTAATCAAATGCTGCTGCAGTTGCACCCCTAGCAGCCGATTGACCAAATTCTATGTCTTTAAATCCAGTGTCAGGATTTCCGTCACTAAAGGATTCAATTCCTTCGGAAACAACTTCTCCTCCTGCGGCTCCCAAACCCGCATATGCCGCTCTAGTAGCTACAGGCATTTTTGCTAACATCCCCGGAGCTGTTGCTCCCGGCAAAAGTAACGATGCACCCAACTCAGCACCTAAAACTACTGCGGGTCTTGCCAAATCTAGAACGTCGCCAAATGCAGCACCTTGCTCATCTACTAATACTTGCGTGTCACCCTTTTTAACTAGGAATGATGGCTTATTGCCAATGCTAAATTGAGTAACATTATCTTTTCCATACCTATCTGCCAAAAAGTCAAACTTGCCCTCCGTGTCCTCTTGGAAGGACAACAAGCTTCTATTCAAAACGTCCCCAAGTCCAGAGCTTATATCAATTTTACTTTCATCTACGTCTAAGGCTGAGGATAGATTACTTAACAATCCTTCTTTAATTCTACGATTTCTTTCTGCGCCATACCCAGGGTTTTTCATAGACATAGGAGAACCGCCCATTGGCATCATAGGCATAAATCCACCAGTTGTTTCTGGTCGCACAAATGGAAGTATGTTTTCTTCCTGTAGCTGAGTATCTATATCTCTAATGAACTGACCACTTAGTATGTTTTGGGTAGCGTCATATCTTTGCTGATAGCCAGTATCAATTGGAGGAGGCGTAAATACGGGCGTATCAAAACCTTGTCGCCTAGCAAGAACTCCTTCTATAGCCGAGTATTGCTCACCGCTAAGTTGAGGTAGTACACCTTCTAGTTGTTCGTCTGAAAGTGTAGAAATATAATCAAGATTTAACTCCATATTTTATTTTTAAAGATTAAACAAACTGTTAACATTTACTGGTGTATTAATATTTTTATTTCTACCAAGATCTCCCATTCTTACTCTCTCAATATTATCAGCAGATATAAACGGCAACTCGTTTTCTAATATATCAAAGGTTGTTCTGTATTGGTCATAAACCGTTATTTTCCCTTCAAGTGTTCTTTTCTTTTTATCTATTAATTGCTGAATAAGCGTAAGACTTGTCTCTCTGTCACTTGTTACACCATAACCACCCATAGCTTCAATAAGTCTTTGTGCATCTATTTCTGTCAATACACCCGGACCAAGAACATCTATTCTAATCTCACCAAGCAACGCTTGGAAACCTGCCCTTGAAACAGCATTCCTCATAGCTTGGGGGTCTAAATCTTGACCAACAAAGTTTTGTATTTTACCTCTTAGGTTCGTAGCAAATTCTGCAAAACCCTCTTGGCTCATCTCTCTTGATTTTTTGAATTTTTCAAGAGTTCCTACGCCACCAGATTCTTCAAATATACCTGTTTGAAGCTCCATAGCCTTATTCCTAGCATCTTTTACATTTGCGGATGATGTAGGTGACCATTTGGTTATATCTTCTGGTTTAAATACGCCATCAGTCCCAACAGTTCCCCATTGACCAGTATCCATATTTTGACCCATCATAAGCGTCTCGTTGCTATCTCTACTCTTCATCAATGTTGCGTCTTTTAATGATGCGCCATATTGCCCATATCCTTTCATAGAGTCATCAAGTTTGGTTTTTTGAGATGCAGATAAATCTGCTTGCATTGCTCCATACATCTTAACAAAGGCTTGAGGACTACCCGTAGCTTCTATACCTGCACGAATGCCCTTAATATCTAATTCTGAACCCAGAGGTTTTCCAGTCGTAGGATCATTATATTGACCCAAAAATCCCTGTATTGCTTCTGCGGATTGATTCAACTGTTTGTCTTGCAGTCTTTTTTGAACTGCCATTTCTGCCTGAATACCTCTAGCCTTATCTGATAAGGATGCTCTATACATTTTGCCCCTTGCAATAGCATTAGCCTCCGCTTGAGTTATGTCAGGTCCCTGACCTGCGGCTCTAGCAGATTCTCCTGCAAGAACTTTATTGCCTTGCTTGTCATAGTTGAAAGTAGCATTGAAAGGCAATCTATTCTTGATTTCATTTTGACTTTCGAGACTATCCTTATCGTAAGCAGCTTTGGATTCCAAAAAAGGTTTTTCCATCTCAGCCATAGCTTTTTGAAACTCTGGGCCTCTAACGTATTCATTATCCGCATTTCTTTGTGCAGCAGCTTGTTGATCAGTTCTCATTTTCAACAAAGCGTTCATTTCTTCTACAGTTCTAGGTTCAAATTCACTTCCGTATGTAACACTATTATTGCCTGGATTTGCATTAGTACCTATACGCATAACCTGAGCAGGATCACCAGTACCCATTAGCTGACCTAGTTCTTGGGCTTGTTGGAGTTTTTCAGAATCAAGAAGACCAGTAAAATTATTTGCATTTCTTTGAGCTTCGGCTCTAATGCTTTCTAAAAATCTTGGCTCATCATTAAATCCAGTTTCTCCCTGGATAAATGTTTCAGCAGAAGGCAGTCGAGCAGATTGATTTCCAAACATCTGTTCAAACTGACCTATAGTAGGATTGAACCTATTGAATGGCTCTAGTCCAGGACCCGGTTCAGACGAAATTCTAGGAGTAAGTGTGTTTTGAAAATCAACTAGATCTTGATTAGCTGCTCTTATATTGCCCAACAACTCGCCTACATCACTGCCCATAAAACCATTATCTCTAGAATAATGCTGCGTGCCGCCTAGTATAGCCCTATTTATGTTATTAGAACTGGTTTGATATTCTAGATCTTTGGAGGCGTTTATTGCTTTTTCTAAAGCACTAAAATTGGCAGAACCATAATTGGGAGAACCAAAAGAAGTTCCACCATATTTTTCCAATGCCGCTAAAGTGCCACCCGCGAGATTATCTGCAAGTCTGATGTTTTCCATCCCATAAACATTATCTACATATTGATCACTAAATCCTCCAGTCCCTCTTGAATTTAAATAGTTGTTTTCAAAATCAAACGCATCAGCGGGATTGTTAGAAGCGTTGGGGTTAAAAAGATCCGCTGGGGTTGAAGCACCTCCAAAGTTTCCAAAATTAGAGCTTGATCCTCCACCGAGAAAGTCGTTTATGTTAAAGTCTTTAGCCATTGCGTTATATTATACCATATATGGTTAGTGTTTTATTATATCTTTAAAAAATGAAATTTTTGACCCGGTTCCTTTATTGATTTAAATAATTCAATGTCCTTGGCGTAATACTTCTCGACTCTTGCTTTTTGGCTGTCAGTCAATATTAACTTTTTGCTACTTTTATTTTCGTGGGGTATTTCACCGTCGTATCCTCCGTCGCGGAGCATTTGTTTGTAATCATCTGGGAATTTGTATAAGTGTATATCATCAAATAAAAAACAAGCATTTCGTAAAATAGTTGCAATGTCCATAAAATGCAGATTTCTAAAAGTGTTTTGTTCTAGCATTTCAATTAATTCATTAACACTATGCTCGGAGTATTTCTTATTTTTCCTTACTGTATTAACCGCAGATGCAAAACGCTCTACTGGATTACGGACTGGTATAAACAAAGAATTACGACCTTCATCTGTATCAATATTTGATATTCTGTTTATTAAGTTTGTGTAAGGCGTTGGATAACCAAGAATTAACGATGTTGAGGAATAACCACTTTTATAAACACAGGCTCCGAGTTTTCCGTTAGGATATTTAAATACTTTGATTGGAAACATATCAGTAACTCCAAAGGGTTAAGGATGGAATCTCGTCTGTTTCTGGCAAAAAGCTAGCTGGTTCGCAAACAGCATTTCCACTGCCGACTGGATCATCATAAGTTTCAGCATAAAACTCCTTGATTACCGTCTTGACAAACGGTAAGCCGCCTATGGTTGTGCTGCTTAAATCGACGGTTCTTTTCCTTGCAGCTTTACCGATTGAATAAGTACTACCACCAGAAGTGGTATTGTTTAAAATAGTGCAAGTATATGGTACAGGATCACCATAAGGCGAAGGGTTTTCTGCTATGGTTGAAGTATAATAAACGGAGGTAAGCTTTTGTATATTTTCGCCACCACCTTCGAAGGTGCTATATTCAAAAGAAATTCCGTGTGCGTAATATGTTTTTTCGTCATCGCCTTGATCCTTAACTTTCCTGGGAGCGCCATTACTAATCGAAAAATTTTCTGAAGGAGGGCCAATTGAGTTATCGCTGTCCCTTCCTGTATTTGCGCTCGAATTGCATATTAAATCCCTAGGTTGAACTTCTCCTCCATCTTCGTTTGTTGGTTCAAGACTTGCTCCCGAAAAACTCGCGCTGTGAAAATTCCAATAAGCTGCAACTGCTTGTTTAAGTGTGGCTGGGTTAATAATTCTTGCGCTAGGGACGGTGTAAGTACTTAAACATCGGTTAAACCCATTGCCCTTTCCTAGTGTTGTAAATGAAGTTGCGGTTGGCATTACTGCTAAGTTATTAAGCTACGTATGGTGCGGTTGATAAAATATGTACGGTAGCAAGCTCTCCGTCTTTGCAAGCATCAAACTCCCTAAACTTTGCGGGTTCGTCAGCTTGATAACCGCTGTTCATATCTTGCATAAATAATTGTATTTTTTGCACTCCTCCTGGAGTCTCTATGACAAATCCTCCACCTTCTGCGTCTGGTTTAAAAACCATACCAGAGTAATTTATTTTTACGGCATTTACAGTACCTCTTGCATTTGGAGCGCCAATGCCAAGAGCACCGTCTCCGTCAAAAGCATAATCAAACCAATCGTTCGCTCCTGTGTTTGGATCATTAGGATCTGTTGTGGGAGTTGAATTATCGTTTGGCGCGCCGCCCGAAGCACCACCCTGACTATTGCCGGGAGTGTCCTCACTGCTAATTGTGTCTACACCCTCTTGGTCGGTTGCTTTTTTATTCGTTTCTTGGCTGTTAAAGGTGGGCTGTGAGTATTGTTTACTGTCATAAATAATACCCTCTTCAAGCTTTCCCCTTTCTTCGTTTGTGCGATTTTGCACAATCTGACGCATTTCATCCGCAAGACCTCTTATTTCTCTGCTCCTACGACTACCACTAGACTGGCGAAGAGCTTGTTTTTCTAAGTTTTTAACAAATCTATTATCCGCCCTATCTCGCCTAGTTATTCGTTGGTTAGCGAGAGATATCTGATTCTGTTTATTTCGTTCGTCATCAAGAAACATTATGCTGGCCCCAATCTATATTTTGATGTGCCATCTAAAGTAGCGGTAAATGCACTGGCGACTGTTACTTCACCGTTTATTCCACCGTAAGCGGTAATATTTCTGGACTCTCCACTTCCTGCACCCGCAGTAATAGTTAAAGCTACATTTTTAAATACATTGTCAAATGTAGTACTTTGCGGAATTTTAGTTTTAGTATGATCTAACAAAAATTTAGTATTAGTAGTTCCTATATTTTGAGATATAAAACCCGTTCTTTCAAACCCATATAGTGTATAAAAAACACTTACTCCCGATGTATTATAATCCGCAAAGCGAGTCAAGCCAGAACTAAGTGTTACTTTTTTTGTAGTAGTATTATAGTTAGTAATTGTCCTGGCTTCTTCTATTCCGCTTGTAATCACATTATCTGAATTTCTAATAGTCAAACCACCCTTTGTTATTGCAATACAACTATGTTCTAAGTCAGATGCACTCGCAGGAGCCTTGTTGAAATCCAACTGAAGGACTGGTATGGTGTTAACATCGGAAAGTGTAACCATACCATCTATAACTTGTGAGTTACTAAATCTACCCGATGAACTAGCAAATTCTGATCCTATCTGTTTTGTTCCTTCTGGAACATAACTAACTGTTCTTGTGGGAATTGTTGCCGTAGTAATTCTTTTTTTAAATGCAACCGTTCCGTCAATTGTTTCAAAAGCAGGAACTATAGTTATATCTAAAACAAATTTTGTGTTTTCTGGATCGGAAGGACCACCTTTCATACCTATATTAGCAGAATTTCCATTAAGTATAGGTCTTCCGTTAATTAAAAAATTTCCACTAAAATCCGAGGCTGGTTCTGTAACTACAATATCTAAATCTAAAAAAGCTCTATAGCCTCGCAGTGCATCCGTTCTGCTAAATGGATTTTTATTTATATCTACACCAGAAGAATATGAAGAAGCCCAGGATTGGGGGTTATATAAGCCTCCTGTAGCGTTGTCATATTGTTTGTCTTCTGCAGTAACTGTAGAGCTTTTTTGTATAAAAACAAAAGTTTTGGTATCTATTAAGGACTCAGCGGGGGGAGTTAAATAATATTCAAATGATGTAATGTCATCTCGATCTGAATATGACCTAGCGTCAATAGTTCTTTCTACTAAATTTACAACCCCTGGATACGTAAATGTATCTAAGCTGCTGTGAGTTGATATAGGCGTAACTGAACTTAAGGGGTTATCAAGTAATACAGAACTACCCGATTTGTCCTGCAAGGTAGTTACAGTTATTGTTTTTAGTCCAGAGGTATTATCTACAGATCGCCTGATAATAGGTCCTACCGTAGTTCCTTCTGTTACTAAAAATTCTGTAATTACTTGAATAATTCCATCTTTTAAATTGCTTTTTGAAATGTTAAGAGTTCCTGGCTCTAGCCAAGTTTCTTGAATTCTAGTGTAGCCTCCCTCGTCAGCATCTAAAACATCTTCTTGCACTGCCCCAAGTGTCAATGTCTTTGTTCCATAACCAATGGCACTATGATCTACTAGCGTAGCAGTACCTACAACTAAACCATAAGAAGTTCCAGATTTTGCTATTACAGTTCGAGTAACTCTTCTTAGACCATTTAATTCGTGATCTACTTTTTCCTGATTTTCTTGTACATATGTATCCGTAAGCGTTTCATATGTAAAAGTTATTACATAATCTCCAGTATTAGTATAACCCGCTTCATTTTGAACCAAAGCCATATTGGGGTATGCTTCCCCAATTCTCGGATCAATGCCCTCGATGGACATTGGATCAATATAGAGAGTTCCAAAGCTCGCAAAGATTTGAGCTTTATTGGAATTATACCAAGCTTCGGTGTCATTGTTAGCTGTACACCTGACTACAAGCTCATACCTGCCGTTGTGCAGTTGGGTTACCTCTACACGGCTACCATAAATCTTTAGCCGCTGACTTCTATGGAATACTGGCATTGTTATACTATTTGCCTAACGCCATAGGTTGCGCCCTGCTTGGTTTTTTTTACGGCATAGCTTGGATGTTTATTTCTAATAAATTCTTTTCTTTTAGCTTCCGACATAGCTGGACCTTTTCCATCATCTGCACCAGAAGCATATGATCGTGTAGATGGTTTTTTAGATGATGGATTAGTACTGGGTCTACCAGACTCGGAGCTTTTTGCCCTAGCAATGACTACACCCATACCTGGGTACGACACATCATATTTACTTGTATCAAATGTTGCTATAGGTTTTCTTTGGGGCCAAAATAAAAGAGACATAATAATTTTAATTTTTTTAGTTTAATCGACTATTGTACTATTCTTCTAGAAAAATCTATTGTAGGTGCTAGATTTGTAACTACTGGGGGAGCAGAATTTATAACCTGAAAGCGACCTTTTTTCTGTACTGATCTTCCCGGGGATGCTCCAATTAAAGGCGCTCTGCTTCCGTATTCTGTCATAGCATCCTGCGCGGATAGACCTCCTAATTTACTCGAAGAAGACATACCAGTTCCTCTTTGTGCGGCATTTATATTACTTAGAATTTCTTGTCCAACAGTATAATTTTTTACCGGGTCTCTAAAAGTTTTAGAATTTTCCCCCTGGTTAACCGTATATGTTTTGGTTCTTTGCGGGTCCGAAATGCGATCCTCCATTAATTGGGTTCGCATATTTTTGTATTTCTCTTTTTGGTCATTTCGTATCTTTTGACCGCCCGCACCATCAAGATATTTAGCTATATTCATCCTTGACCTATACGGACCTGCCTTACTTGAATCATATTGAGGCAGCACCCTGCCATCGCGACCTGTAGGTAAATCTTTTTTACTAAATCCGTTGCCATAGAGTCTATTGACATCCTCTATAGCTTTTTTTTGTACTGATCTTTGCAATCTAACTCCCATAGTATTTAATTGTTAATTGTTAATTGTTAATTTATATTATATATCTATATGCAATGCTATTAACATTTCCATCGCTTTAAAGCAAGTGCCTTGCGGGTAGGTCTGCCCTTTTTATCTTTCATTGGGCCTTTAACGCCAGACATTCTAGCACAAAATGATTTTTTTCTAGCTAATTTCTTACCTTTTGGGTTAGATTCCGTGACTGGAGCCTTGAGGTTAGCACCCGTCTTGCGTTTAAAGTAGGCGCGACCAGCGGCAGTTAGTCCTCCTTTTTCGCTTTTGTGTTCCTTCCTCATTTGCTTTTTACTTTAGCTTTAGATGTATTTGCTACGACTGTTCTTCCTTTGGCTCCTGCTGCTTTCTTTTTTCTAGCAGTATTAGCTCTCTCCGCTTTCGTGAGGCTAAGAGCCTT